GTCGCCCGACCCGAAACTCGGTCGCTTCGGGACTGCTTACAACTCGTGGCTTCTCCAACACACAGAGTCTCCAAACGGTCGGATTCTTGAGGCTCAGCTTCGTGCCGCTCCCGAGAACAAGGGTTTGAGAGACATTCACTCGCTTCTGGCTACGGTCGGTAAGAACTCTCAGGTCTATCATCCCGGAGAGTTCTTTGAGACTCTGCGGTCGTTCCCGTTCTATCCAGATTATCTCGTCCTGCCCAACGGGGAGAAGATTCAACTTCTCGACACGGGACTCTACTCGACACTTAAGTCCACAGCCGAGGCGTTCGGACGCTCGATTGCCAGAGCCCGAACTACGGCAAAGGCCTCGTTTATCGACATCGTCAAGGGCGAGACTACCGAGATCCCAGGTCGACCCGTGGTGAAGCTTACAGAGAAGCTCACTCAAGCCGTGAAGCTCTTCCAAGACGCAGGGATTCTTAAGGACGTGCTTCTCAAGACCGGCTCGATCGAAGGTCTCAAACGTCGACTCGTTCAGTTTGGAGTGCCTAGTGAACTTCTCGAAGGGCTCCCGCACCGTTCAAGTAAGAGTTCCGTGACTTCACTAGAATCCCTTGCACGAACTTTAGCAATTCCAAAGTCAGTCTCACACTCAGAACTAGTCGATGGCTTAAGTGCCTTGGGACCTCAGGACGTCGCAAGACTCAGTACCGAGGACCTTACGAAGCTTAGAGCCATTGCCCGGTCGGTCAAGGGTATTGCCAGTGTCGAGAAGCTCTCACCGGGAGAACTTCTCACTGCACTGGTATCAAGATTCCAGACCACGTACGATGACAAGCTTCTAAGACTCAGAACTCAGGCTATCTCTGAGGGCTTGAACGCCGAGGAGTTCGATCGAACCCTTGCGAAGTTCTATGGAATCCCAGAGTCCATCCCGTCACAGTCATACTTTGCGAGACTTGGACGTGGAGGTCAGCGAATTACAACCTCGGGACTTCTCACAATGCTTCAGTACCAGAACTTAGTTCAACCCTTTGCAGCAATACCTGGGATGAGTTCGCACCCGGTGATGGTTCAAGCCGCTTGGAACGTTCTGCGACACACAGGTCAGGCCATCGAGCGTGCTCGTTCCGCTGGAGTTTATAGTCCGAAGTTTCTAAGACTCACACATCGCCAAGGCCGGGCGATTGAAGACTTCTCAGAGTTTGTCTCACTGGCACTTCAAAAAGGCACTGGAGCCGAAGCCACCGAGACCTGGACATATCTCGTTGCGTCGGAAACTGCTCATGTCCTCTCCGAACGATGGGCTTCGAAGGGACTCACCGCTCGAGACCTTACACTCGTGGGCGAGAATGGTCTGAGACTTAGTGCCAGTGACGTGGCTCAACTCAAGGCTCGAGACCTGACTCCTGAACTTAGGACCAAGATCGCCCAACGCATGGTCGCAGAGACTCAGTTTAACACACTTCCAAGCTTCATGCGTCCGGCAATAGCTACTTCTAGTATTGGACGACTTTTTCTTCCGTTCGCGACGTATCCGGTCGGCCAGATGAAGCGAACGGTTCGTTCAGCCTGGGCAGTAGTCGAAGCTTCTAAGACTGGCAATCCTCACGCGATTGCTGGAGCTTTGTACCGGCTGACCTCTCATCTCGTTGGCATGGGACTTTCGGGTTATCTTCAGACGAAACTTGCTGACGCGATTATGGGCCGTGAATACCCGGAGGACGAGAAGGGATTCCTCCGTGACTTCTGGCGAGGACTCATCGCAGTGCAGTTCTTTGGGCCACTGATGCGAACGATGATCTCGCTCGCTCCACAGAGCGCCGAACCCGGCGAGATAACCGTGGCGATGAGTCCTCATCTCAAGGCCCTTGGTGATGTGTTCGACTTGGGTTACAATGCTTTGATGAGAGGAGTTCTACGTCCAGTAGGACTTAAGGGTGACGCTTCGGCCACTCGTGGCCTCAAGGGTGAGCTCCCGTTCACGGTTCAGACTGACTCGCTTCTCAAGCGTTACGTGCCGTTGTATCGAACGGTTCGCAACCAAGTCGAGTCCGCGACTTATCCGTTCGTAGCTCAGCGTCTGAAGATCGATGCCGAGGTCAGGCGATTCACATCGAACCTTCCTCAGGACGAGCGTCGACTCCTTGCGGAGTCCCAGCGAAACCCAAAGTTCTTCCGGGTCACTGAAGCCGCACGTCGTGGAGACTCTGAGGCTTTCCTTACCGAGGTCAAGCTTGCACTTGCGAAGGCTTCTCAGGAGAAGTCCTTCTCCGTGGACTCGTTCCGGTCGGGACTCGTGACCTCACTCAGAGCCTCGTCACCACTCGGACACCTGACACCGGCTCAACTTCAACGCTTCCTTGCAACACTCCCTCCCGAGACTCAACGTAGAGTTCTCGCAACGAACCGGCAGTATTATGCTAACTTGGAGATGAAATGAAATATCACCTTGAAGGTCGGTTAGGCTCCTCGCTCGAACGTTTCCTCTCAGCTGACGGTACGGTCGTCCCGGCGGCTCAGGCCGAAGTCACGATCTGTGACGAGTGCCCTCGTGAGTCTTCGGGGCCGATCGCTCTCGCGTCGATGACGATTCCCTCGGTGCTTATCGAGGCTATGGGCATCAAACACTCGACATCTCACGAGACTCGCGTATGGCTCTCGAGGTGGTACAATGGTTCCCTGGGCTCGCAGACACTCATGGGCTTCGAGGCCAAGGGTCACATGAACGAAAACCTTGGCTCTTCGGTTAGTGTTGCGTGGGCTTCTCGGTTCGTGCAGACTCTGCCCGAAGCGGGGCTTCTTGACAACCCCTCGCTACTACTCACGGCTCAGAGCCTTCACTACATTGGATGGCTTTCGCTGGGACTGGGAACCGACGGACTCGTGACTGAGGTTCGTTTCGGACTCCCCGGTGTCGGAGTCTGGGCCACGTTCGAGATGCTTAAGTCCCCGTTCTCGGCACATCTCACGGGTGAGGCTCAGACCTTTTTCGAGTCTTGGTCAGTCGTGGTTCTACTTTCCGTAGCTCCGTGGCCCTTTGCTCGAAAGCCCCTGACACCGTCAGCGATACTAACCGTTGACCCAGAAGCCCTTGATCACTGCTACTTCTGGGGAGCCCGTGAGCTCAGACCCGGAGTGTTCAGTGTCCGTTCAGCTGACATCGGTGTCGTCACGGCGTGGTCGCCACTGCTCTCGGAGGCGGTCAGACGTGTGTTGCGTACGTTGCGTGGGGTGGAACTTCTCGAGAAGCAGTACCGAACCGATCTTACTACTGAGCTCAGTGCCCAGTGGCGATGGGCCTCAGACCGGTTCGTAGAACATCGCTCGGCCTTCTAGTACTGGGCGAATCTGTTCTGAGTGCAAGAGAGTCAGAATCACCTCACTCAATTCACGAGACGAGATCTGGTGTGAGAACTTTTGAAGTACTACTGACCGTGATACTCGACCAACCTTGCGTATGAACTCTTGAACCTCATCCTTCACGACTCCAACACCAGTACTAGTGATAAGTTCCGTTACTCGGTGGAGCTTCAACTCGACACGAGATAAGATCTCGTCGGCTCCTTCGAGATGTCTTAGTTCTAGAGTCATTCCTTCTTCTTGGCTCATCGCCAGAACCATCGCGACCTTGAGAAGGTACACGTAACGTCTCGAAGCATAGGCCTTAAGTGTCTTGATCTGATACAACGGAGAAGTTTTGTAGAACGCGATATAGGTCTTCTCGAAGTAGGTCTTGGCACGAGGAGAGATCACAATCTGACCACTGACTCTAGCTATCCGATCGACCGCTTCTCCGCACTCTACTAGTAACTCTTGCTTCCTAGCACTGAGAAACGGCAACGGTACGGGTTCGTTAGGGGTCTCAACGAAGACGAAGATCATCCTCGACGTGAGTCCACTGCCTATGATTTCTCGTGGGAGCTTATCCCGAATGAGATCCACGGTCGTTCCACCAAGCATCCCGAAGCAAGCCTTCTCGATCTGCTCGATCCCACGGGCCTTAGTCCGATATTCGAAACTGTCCTTGCAGTCAAACAACGGCACCAAGAGGTCCGTAAGTCCCGCCTCGTACGAGCGTCGATTTACGAAGTTCACGAGTTCGTCAACCATCGCGAACCCTGTGTGTGAGAGTCTGACTTGAGTCGTGTCTCCACGTCCCAAACGCAGCGAGTCTATCAGTGCCTCGGGCGTAGCCTTCTGACCGACGAAGTTCGGTGGGTTTGTCTGAAGCCGAAGAATCTTCTCTGCGAAGTCGATAGCCGTTGACTTGCGACACTGCCCGGCTCCGGCTACGAGCACTACTAGCATATTAGGATAAATCGTGAATATCCCCATATCAAGCCAGACGTTCCGTGACAGTGACGCGGACACTGCACTGAGTCCACTCCACAGAGCGAAGTCCACTGGTACTTCAGTGCCCTCTAGTATCTCAACAAAGTTTTTGAGGAACTGTCCTTTTGTGCTCATAGGATCTCCAGTCGTAGCCTAATCATCTTTTAGTCCTTAAGTTATCATCGGTGTCGTGTCAAGCCAGTTCTGCCCAGTGCTTATGTCCACCGGTCCGGTCACGGACAGGCCCTTCCACTTCACTTCTATCTCCATCTCGCGTTTCATGATCCGAGCTACTTCTGGGACCTGGGTTTCGAAGCACTCGACCACGATCTCGTCGTGGTTCTGAAGCACTGGAAACGCTCCGTCGGGTAGTCGAGCCTCGAGTTTCCAGAACGCGTCTCCGATTACTTCGGCTTCTGTGGCTTGCGGGAGATGAGCCGTAGCGTCACGAAAGAGCTTATGGTCCACGCGTCCGAGAAAGATTCGTAGCCGGCCCATAGGACTCACGAGCCGGCGTGCCGTGGAAACTTCTGCTTCTAGTGAGGCCCACCACTCACGGAGCCGAGGCTTCGCTGCGAGATATGTATCGATCGCAACTTTGGCTTCTTGCCACGTGACCTTGGCTTGCTTTACTGCGACTCCAGGGCCGCCACGGAAGTTCGTCGCGTGAACTACTCCCTTGGACTTCTGTCTCTGGTCCTTGGTGATCTCCGATTCGGGCTTTCGATATATCACCGACGCGTTGAATCGGTGAACATCGAACTTAGGGTCACGGAACTTCTCGAGAAGTATCTCGTCCTCCGAGAACAAGGCCACGTACCGAGCCTGAATCTGCGAGAGGTCGCCCTTCACGAATCGTCGACCTGCCGGGGCTATGAACATTCGCCGAACCGGAGGGTCCGAACCACGGTTTACTTGTTGTAGATTCCCACCCATGCCGTCGATAGTCTCGCTAGAACTTATCCTGCCAGTCTCAGTGCCGGTCGCATTGTACGAGGTTGGCATCCGTCCATTGGCCAGAAGCTCCGACGTGAGAAACGTTCCTATAAGCTTCACGATCCCTCGGTACTCGAGACAGAGGTCCACGAAGCCCTTGTGCTGAGGGTAGTGTTGCCGAATCCACTCAAGGGCTTCCTCGTTCAGTGTTGACTTTCCGGTCTTGTGATGAGTTTTAGGGACGATTCGAAGCTTTCCGTAGACGTAGTCTTTCATCTGCTTTGGCGAGTTTGGGTTTAGCGACACTCCCACAAGAACCGCGAGCTTAGTCTTGATCTGTTCTAGTTTCCCTTCACACTCGAGCTTCATCTTCTCGCGTAGCTCGGTGTCGATCTCTACACCACGGTTTCCGGCTCTCATCAGTGCCAGCATCGCTGGCTGAGCGTGGTTGTAGTAGAAGTCATAGACGCTAAGTTCCTTCATCTCACGTTTCTCAGCTTCAGCGATCTCTAGTATCACCGACGCGTCGTAGCAGTTGTAGACCCAGGTCTCGCGATCGGACGAAGCGTCGTAGTCCCAGTAACACTGGACCCGTGTGAACACCGAGACGAGTGTGTCAAGTCCCTTGGGTAGTTCACAGTAGCAACAGTGAAACGCGACCATGGTATCAAGTTCAAGCCCCTGAACGTCAAGGCCAAACTCGCGACATAGAAACGACGCGTCAAAGGGGAAGTTCTGAGCGATCTTGGGAATCGTTTCGTCGCCTAGGAGCCCGTCAAGTGCCACGAGTATTGCTCGTTCTTGTTCTAGTGACCAGTGACTTGAGAGTCCGCCCTTGGGGTCAATTGCCAGTAACGTGTGTCCGTTTCCAGCGTGGACACTCATCGGACTACTCATAAACGGTATACAAATCGCGGAGTCCTTCGAGTTCGAGAGTCCAAGACACCTCACTCGCGAGCCGACAGTCTCGATATCGAAACCCACTGGAGCTCGAGCGTGTTTCAGATTCGCTATGTACTCGATCACCTGGTCGAACGTTGGGTTGACGATAAAGTGCTTCTGTGGCAGGTGAAGTTCCGGTGACGTGGACTCCGCGAGAGCCTTCTTCAGATCAAGCTCCGCAAGTGCCCGGTCCTCGTAGACTCTCAAGATATACGCAGGGTGATACGTTGCGAGACACTTAAGTCCTCGAGCTCCCATGAGCACCGAACCACGCCACGAGTCGAGAGAGGACTTTCCGGTGACCGCGATTAGGGCTTCCTTGCCAAGAAGTATAGTAACGTTCGGCTTGACCTTCTCGAGCTCGTCGAGGAGTCCCTGGCGAGACGACTCGAGCAGAGCCGACGGACGTCCCTTGTCATACATAAGCTTGAAGTCGTTTCCTGGTGGACGGAACTTCACCACGTTCGTGACATAACACGCTCCACGTGCGATCCCTACTCGTGCGAGCATGTCGTCGAGAAGTTTCCCGGACGAGCCGATAAAGGGCCGTCCGGTGAGTTCTTCTTCTGCTCCCGGTGCCTCACCGACAATCGCGATTCGAGCGTCCGGAGGTCCTTCAGGACCAACGTATTTCATTTCAAGCTCCCAGGAAAGTCGTTTCTCGAGCAGCACCCGTCACAACCGTGAATCATAAATCTTGTTAATCTCGCGTCAGGGTGTCCTACACCGTGGACACAAATCCACTCGAAGCCACGGTTGCCAAGGGTCCATTGCATCTTCGGGGGTTTCCGCCGCTGTGGTTTCCGTTTCCGTTTCCTGGTTTTCATTGCTCATTCGTCCCTTCTACTTCTGCGAAAAGTCCCTTAGCCAGTGCTCCGAGCTCGTCCCGTCGCTTCGAGTCGTGACAGTACACCGCAGCTTCAAGAAACGTTCGTGCTGCACTAAACGTGTTGTGTATTTCTAGTTCTAGGATTCCACATCTCACGTAGTACGCAGCAGTGCCAAACTCAGGCCACGGGACGTCGGGCTTCTGTGGCTTGCTCATGTCTTCATCCTACCTTTCATGCCATCTCGTAGTAACCTCATCGTTCCAGCAGAGTAACGTTCGGGGTCGATCTCAGAGCCCCAACCCTGACGACCTTGAGCCTTAGCTGCAGCGAGTGTCGAGCCTGAGCCAGCAAAGGGATCGATAACAAGTTCTCCGAGATTCGAGGACTGCGAGATAAAGAACTCTAGCAACGACTGAGGCTTCTCGAAGGGATGAACCTTGTCCTTGGTACTCACGATCGGGAACTGAAGTATCGACTTTGCCGGAGCCGCGAGTCGTCGTAACCGTGGGAGCTTCCAGCCAAAGATCACCGACTCGTAGCACGGACTGTACTTCAGTCCATTGAACGCAGCGGTCGCTCGGCACTTGTCCCAGATCAGTGGCACAGGGTCCGTAACGAGACCCGAGACCGTGAAGAGCTCCCGTAACTTGTGCACAAGGCCCGTCTTGCAGAACATGTAGAAGTGCCGCGAGGGTTTAAGAACCCGTGCTAGTTCTGGGATCACTTCTCGCATCAGGACCAGTACTGCTTCCTCGTCAAGATCATCCGTCTCCTTCAAAATCGCGGTATAAGTAACATTCTCGCGAGACGTTTCGGACTCTTCTCGCAACGAACCGATGCCAAACGGAGGATCGGTAAGCACGAGATCCACAGACTCGTTTCCGAGGGTCTTAAGCAACGTTACGCATGAGCCCAGATGAAGTGATGTCTGAAGTTCAATCCCTGCGTTCTCGACCGTAGACTTGTTTTGTTCGGCTTCTAGGATTCGTGCCGCCTCACGAATCGCCGTGGCCATTGGCAATCCCTTGACCTTCTCTTTGATATCCGGTCGGTCTCGCAATGTCTCGGCTATGGATATCCGTTGCGAGACCCCGGCCTCGGACCGTCCGACGAGTCGTGCAGTGTCCTCAAGGTTCCAACCCTCAGTAGCCTTGCCTTGGATTCCAGAGCCGTGAATCTGACGTTTCAACTCATCGAGCTGACGAATGTTCTCGACTTCTTCGGTCCAGTCTAGGTCCTTACGTCGGATGTTCTCCTCGAGCTCCATCTCCTTCTGGACGACCTTTGGCAGATCGTCCCACAGCGTCGCGGGTATGACACTCGAACCAAGTAAGATCACCGCCCGGAGCCGACGCTCGCCGGCGACTAGGTCATACTCGTCCAAGGCCTTGTCGTCCGGTCCTCGACGGACACTGAGAACCACTGGGTTCATGAGTCCACACGTTCGTATCCCTTCCGCGAGTTCTTGAATGTCTCCTAAGTCCCTACGAGCTCGTGTCTCGACATGAATCTTCTTGATCTCTACGAGCTTCCACGTCCCACTCTCGACCGGTGTCACTACTTTTGTTATCTCCATAAGGTTTCCTTATCCCCGCCAGGGATCGCCATCGTTCTTGTGTTCTTCGTAGTTCCAGATACGTCCGACGATGTATCCGACGAGAGTCGTTGCTATGACCACGAACCATGCTTCGGGTGTCAGTGACCCTAGCATGACTTTACCTTCTTTTCTCGGTAGTGAAGTTCAATCTCATTATAAAGATTCTCGTAGTACTTGATTCGACGTCCGTTGGGTTGCGAGATCACAAAAGGAATATCAATTACTCTTCCTCTTATCACCAAGACGTCTCCATTGTAGGTCATGACACAACCATCAAACTGACGTGCTAGGTCCTCTATTTGGGTCAGTCTTTTCCACACAGTCTCAGACGCTCGTTCGATAATCTTACCACTAGCGTCTCGTGTCTGAACCGTGATAATCGTTCTTGGTTTCGTTCGCTTCATTTTGTTCTCCATGATAGTTTAGTTTCTGTACTATCAGAGGTACTTGGGAGTCCTCTGTACGTCACACTACTTCTGGTCGGGGATCACGTAACTTTTGATCCTTGCGAACACACGAGCTTCTTGACCAGAAGCTACTTGCTCCGAGGTCAGGCGTTCCTTCTCGTTGCTCACATCAGCCGTCACCGTACGACCAATTAGCTCCTCGGTCTCGTAGCCCTGAGGTCCGGGACTCAGTCCAGCGGACAGAGCGATTCGTTTCAGGGTCGTGAGCATCTTGGTCGAGATGTGATCCTGAATCTGCCTGCCCTTCGCAGGACCTTCGTCGATGATCCGCATCGAAACGAGAACTTTCATCGATCCATCGTGCTTCGATGTTTCTTCCATTGTAGCCGACTCGATGTTCAACTTGTAACGACCAGGGGTCGTCGGCACGAACTCATCGGGAACTCCACTAAAGTCAACTTGCAGTCTTGGCATTTGAAACTCCTTCTGTGTTTGGTTTCATCACTTCACTTCACGACTGGTGCAGGAACCGTTCCCACACCGTTCTTCAGAGGACTCCCAAGAAGCCTCAGTATTTCTGGCATGCCTAGATTCACGTCCGTTCCGTCAGGGAGCTGGCCGCGGGTCCGAACAGCGATCATCGCAGTGGCTGAAGTCTGGATCGTGAACCGTCCGGCTCCCGCCGATCGCACGTAGAGAATCTCATCGAACTTCGGTCCGATTCGCGGTGGGAACTTCCGACCTTGCATCGCGATCTCAATCGTTGACGTCTTCGTCTTCTCGTCATCGTTGGTTTGCTGGTGCCCGATGAGTATCACGGTTCGAGGAATTGCCTTGATAGTCAGTAGAACTTGTTCGAGCTCTCCGTCACGCATTCCCCAGTGCTGCCTCTCCGGTGGTTTGTTAAGTTTCCCACTCATTGACAACACGTATCTGAGACATACTTCACTCAGAACGGTTAGTGAGTCTATCACAATAACTTCCCAGGGGAACGTTCCGGCTTGGCACTCGGCCATAGCACTCTGAAGATAAGACTTAAACTTCACGAACGCTGTGGCCTTTCCGGGGTCGTCCTCGAGACATTGCTTGGCTTCTACTTCTAGGCGGGCTACCGAGAACTTGTCCTTAAAGGTCTGAGCACTTCTTAGTCCTCCGTCAAGGTCGTAGACGATTCCTGCTCGGCCCACGGTCAGTGCCAGGAGCGTTTTTCCGGTGCCAAGGGCTCCCCACAGTAGAATCTTTGGGGGTTGAAGTTTTACTTCTCCGACTTTCATTCTAGGTCTCCTATAAGTATCGAGTTAAGTGTTTTGAGTAGAACTTCTAGTGCCATTCGGTCAGCCGAGTAGATCACTTCTCGTCCGGCTCGAAGCCTCGTGACGAGTCCCACCTCGTTCAGGGCCGCGAGTATCCGCGACGTTACTTGAATGCTCTCGTTGGCTGAGCGAGCGATTAGTGTCACGGGCAGTGGACAATCGAAGCCACGGACAGTTCTCAGAATCGTGAGCCTACGCTCGTCACTGAGAACCTTAAGTTTTGCTACCAGTGTCGGGGTGTCCATCTCACTCCTCCATCTCGCGACGCTCAAAGAGTCCTGCGGCTCCCTCAGGGCAAGCGTTCTTGCACAAGGGCTCGAACTCGCAGGTATAACCGGGACACCCGAACATGCCATAGGGGTGACACCCGCTGAACTTTGGGATCAGGCATCCTTCCAAACCATCGCGTTTCACGTCACTCCATACACGACGTAGCCAAGCTAGAGCTTCGTTCTGAACGTGCTCTGGCACGAACACTGGGATTGACATCGAGTTGGTCGAGGACTTTGCGACGAGGCATCCTTCGACGATTGTGCCTTGAACCGCGAGGCCACTGAGCCGTGCTGCGAGTGTGTATAAAATCACTTGAGAACTCATATCAAAGCCCATTAAGAACCTAGAGCCTAGTTCGCTCGTGGTCTTGAACTCCCAGGGCCAGAGCTGTCCGGTCGACCGAGACTTCACTATCGCGTCTATCCGACCGACGAGGGGAACTTCTAGGCCGATGTCCACAGCGAACCGATACTCAAGTTCTGAGATCTGCTTCGTCGAGTCGGTGCTCAGCGGAGGGGCTACAACTTCGAAGTCATACCCAGGGTCTTGACGTACTCGGATGAACTCCTTGAGCTGAGCCATGGCTCGAGCGTCACATCGCTTATCACTCTGGGCCGACTCGCCCACCCCGTCCCAGACGCTTTTGAATAGTTCTAGAGCCTGTTTGAGGTCTCCGTGCCATCCGGCCTGGACTCCCTTGTGCATCGCGGTGCCGTAGTCAAGTGCCGGACGGTCGCCCAGGGCCTTGAGTCGCATCACGTTGCTGAACAGGTATCTCCGAGGACATCTCTCGTAGTTACACACTCCGCTGTGACTTAAGTGCTCCAGAGGCTTCCAGTCGTGTTCTAAGAACTTCCATTTCTGGTCCATTGTTGGTTCCTTTCAGGGCTTCTAACACGGTGTTTCGCAGGGTTTCGATCACTAGCTTAAGTTTCAGATTTACTTCTATTGGCGACATGTCAAGTCCCGAGGCTATGACTTCTGGAGAGAGCCCCACGTAGAACCTCAGAACCAGAAGTTTTCGTCCCAGTATCGAGAGCTTTGCACACCTCACGAGATCCGAGACAAAGGGTCCGTAGCGTTCCTCAGGAGTCTCGGTCGGTGGTTCGACGTCGGGGACGTCTAGTTCAAGCTCGTCGAGCGATACTTCACGGTGTGCCGCTCGAACCGCGTCGATCACGCGGTGACGGATCGTTATCCACAAGGGTTCCGTGCCACGGGTCCAACACTCGGTCCAGATATCAAGTGCGATGACATGGGCATCAAGTCCATGCCACAGCACCGCTCGGACCTTACGTTCGATCTCGTTCAAGTTCTCAAGTGTGGGTTCCACTGGTTTCCAATCCTTTCAGAAATGCTCGTTTCATTGACGGAGTCATTAGTGCCATGAGGTCACGGGGTTCTTTCGTCCGCTTCGGACGCTTGACTTTCGTGCCATCACCCGATTTAGACCGTGCACGGTTCACGAATGCTAATGTACGAAGCTCACGGAGCTTCTCAAGCCATCCGTCCGGTCGGTCTCGGAGCCTAGTCTCGCCGGGAACGGCTAGAGTGTCCACTGAGGTCTCCTAAGGGCCAGGCCCGTAAAAGCTCCCGAGCTCTGTATCGAACTACTGAGGCCAAACCTTTGTAAGAACCAGAATCAGTTAAATCCACCAAAAAGTTGTGAATTTCCTCGATGCTACTTCGCTCGTTGTGTAGGTCTTCTTCGTTCACTTTGGGTTCTCCGTGTAGTTTAAGGGTTCTCCGTGTAGTTTAAGGGTTCTATGCACTTCTCACAGAAGTGCTTTACTCGTTTTAGTTCGGGACGTTCTCGTATCACCTAAGGCCTCCACTTAAGTCCCAAGGCACGTAGTTATACACGCCGAACCGTGGGTGTAACAAGAACGTAGTTTGTGACGGTCGAGCATATCTCCCCGCTGCGTGGTCGTACTCAGTCGTTCCGATTAAGCACCCATTGATAAGCCCCGACGGTCCCCACACGGGAACGTGCCAGTGGGCGAGAATGTGCAATCCGAAGGGTTTCCCTGCACGGAGTCTCTTTCGAGCTTCGAGCCCAGCAAGCCGGTCGAGCCCATAGAACGGGATACCCATCCAGGTCTTGATATTATTCCCGTGCTCGATCAGCGTGGGCATTGTTCCGAGGAGAATCTCTTCTCTGATCCCGAGACGCTGACGAAACTTCACGTTCGGTGTCTGTCGCAGTAAGATCTCAGCGATCTCTCCGACGAGTAGTCCCAGGCTCATCTCACCTTGCTTCTTATACGGTAGCCTGATCGTCGTTCTAGAGTGATTGTCACATGCCATGTGATCTACTTCTATGGGAATTCCAAGGGTTGAGAGTTCCTGAACGTATCGAGCCAGAGCCGCCGCTGCTCGTGCGACTTGCTTCGGTGGAGTGAGGTCCGAACCCCAGAGATACTCTTGGTGTATAAACCCGTTGATGAGATCCCCTAGAGTCACGACTTGAATCTTTCCGATCTTGTGTCCCCCGGCTTCGGTTTTGATCCAATGCTTGACCTTCCGAGCTAGTGACCGAAGCCTCTCGTCTGCGATCTCTGCAGAGTACTCGTTCAGCTCCTCGACCTCGGAGCTTTTGACGACTTCGCCGAAGTGCCAGTCTCCGAGTAGCGAAACCGCGGTGATATCAGAGCCTACGGTCGGTGACATCATGGGTTCTAGTTTCGGTGGCTCTAGTGCCCTGACCGTCGCGAGAAGTTCTACTTTGAAGCTCATGACCTTCGCGAGAACGTCCAGTGCCGCGTCACGTTCCTTGCGTGCCGACTTCATCTCGTGCCTAGTCACGCGGTGAATCGCTTCCCCGGTTGGTGACTCCTGGGCATACGCGGACTTCATCACTCGGTCTTGCTTCTGGACTTCCTTGAACGAGACCTTCAAACCCTTCTTACGCAGAGCTGTCCAGACGTCCCATGAGTGCCCGGGACCTTGGACTTCTAGTTCTCGGACGATAGCTTCCAAGATATCTATCTTAGGTTCTAGTGCCAGGTTCCGAGGTTCAGGGTTCTTGCTGCGTGAAGAAACGCTATCTGGGCTTCCTGTGGGTTCAGACATTTAAGACTCCTTTGACCATTGAAACTATTAACTAGTTCTTGTTGCTCACGTTCTGCGTCACATACGTCGTAGTATTTCACTAGAGCCTGTTCAGAGTCCGAAGGGACCTTCTGGCCTGGACATAGTTTTGACCATATGGTTTTCATGATCTCGTCTTCCAACTCACTGAGTCCAGGCATTAGTAACTTGAGTGTCGAGCGAATGTCCGAGAGCCAAGTCTCGGGTGCGTCGTGAAGCAATGCCCACCGAAGCACGTTTGTGTCAATAACACTCCCGTTCGGCAAATCCGCAACCAAGCGATTCACTACTTCAACACTGTGCTCCGCAACCGAGCGGTACTCGCTCAGGTGCCCTCGCCATCGGCACTGACGGGCGAGAGAGTGTGCGATGAGTTCTAGTGAAACATCGTCTTCGGTGAAGTGCCTGAGATCGACTACTTCTCCGCCTAGAACCATTACAAGCATAGGTTTCTCGTTGTCCATAAAGCGACAGGCAGGACTCGAACCTGCGGCTTGCCCCTGGCGTTGACACTGTCGCTCACAGTGGTGCTACGATGCCTCTAGCACCAGTGTCAAGGCGACGAGTGGGCACTGAACCCACAACCTCCTGGTTTCCCAGGGCTCTGCAACTTGAGCTATCGTCGCCAGAGAAAGAAGCTGGAGGAACCGATGTCTGTCCGATACCGGTATGCTCAACTCTCCTTCTCGGAATCCACTAAGCTACTGCGACTGCTTCCGTTTCCTCGGTGTCTTCTTCCTTTGACGTCGAACCGTGCTCCGCAGCCCACTCAGCTTCCATGTCCGCAGCACGTTTCTCCACCGCAGCCTGGAACGCACCGACGTTCCCAGCGAACGATACCATCTCGTCTGAGGTGAAGGTGTTAAAGGCCTTGTTGAAGAACGATTTCTTCGTTGGCTTTCCGGCCTTCTCCGCTCGGAGCTGATTCGCGGCGTTGGTCTTGATCTGAGCATGAGCTGTTGCCAGGACGACACTCTCACCCAGGTTCTCGACCATCTCTGCCACTGTCGCATAGACCTCATACGGTGCGTTTCCAATAAACTTGCCCTTCGACTTTACTGCTACTTCTCGGGTTTCCATCTTCTCGATCTCCTATAGGTTCGAGATACGCTGAGGACACGCTCCTCCGAGCGTACTAGAACTCTGGTTAAGGGGTTTCACGGATTGTGTTTCTGTACCTTGGTGGTCCATTCCTGCTACTACTAAGCGATTAACCCGCGGTGCGTTAGGGATGATCTCGGGTTAAGGGGTTTCCATGATAGCTTAAGGACTAAAAGATGATTTACTTTATCATAATCACCTTGTCTTCTCGTAAGCAACCATTGCATCATATAATTCTTTCGCAGCCTTCGCGATTGCAATGAAACGGGAACCGCTTCGCGGTGAGAGTAGTGCCCATTCCTGTCCTTGCTCGACGGTTAGTTTGCCTTCGTCTAACCAGTGCCGAATCGTGGCTTCATACTCCGCACAGGCGGCTAGGGCCTCGGCGGCGGCGGACTCGTTCTTGGCCTTCAACTCCTGTTTTTGACTTGTTTCATTCATGTCGTCTCCGATTTCTTCCAATGCCGCAATCTTAATCGCCGCACACTCACGCTTGGTGAGACCGCTATTGGCGGGCAATCCCGTGTGGGGAAACGCTGGTTGTTGTCCGAGTTCGTGTCCGGTCATGACTTCACTTCCTTCCCTTTTCGAGCCAAACCACTTCTTGTTCAGTGCCGCGATTGAGGCCTTGGCCTTTCGGACCCAAAGCTTGGCACTCTCGGAGTCGGGAAAGTCCAGTGTCGAGATTTTAGAGTCAAGTGAATGATCAGTGCCAGGGAGCCATATCCCAGTCATCAAAAGTGACGGGTGAGCTGTCGAGTAGAAGCGAATTTCTCCGTAAGCTTCTCCGGTTAGAGGTGACGTGTGATCGTGAGAAGTCTTTCGAAGCTTCTCAGGCATTCCTTCACACTTGGCATGAACTACGTTTCTCACCACCGTGAACCGATAACGTAACTTTCGTGCGTTCTTGATCATTGTCTCATCATTCCTTTCCGTATAAGACACTCTCGATCAGTGCCCGTGTGGCTCGTGGATACATTAACTTCCAGGCCTCGGTCAGTGGTAGCATAGGCAAGTTCTGACGAAGCCATGTGTTCTGAGCCACAAGAGCGTTTATCAACTCTACATAATATCCAAGGTGCACTTCAGTCTTACCGACACGAACGCGGGCTTGGAACTTCTTCACTCGGTTGTGCCAGTAGACTCCTGGAGGATATCTTGAGCCTTTCCAGCCTTTCCAGTGCTGAGGCTTCCGTGGTTTCATGTCCCGTGGTCAGCCGAGAATGAGTCACTTATGCTATCTTCCATGATTTTCACGAGCATGCGTGTCTTGGGAGAAGCCGTGCTCGTTGCGGTGAGGATCATTGCCATCACCAGCAAGGTCACGTTTCCGTCCTTTTCGTAGATCTCTGGGCAGAGTTCCATAAGAATCTTTCTAGCACCTGGTACTAAAAGTCCTCGATACTGAAGCACGACTCCGTCACTGAACTCCGCGAGTATCTGATCTATCCGAGACACGGGTAAGGGCCCTTCGCTGGTATCTGGAAGCGTCACTCCGATTTGAGCTAGTTTCTCTTCGATCTCCTCGGCTTGATTCTTGGGTAAGGCTTCTGGAGTCATGGTTTCAATCCTTTCACTTCTGTCTGAGGTCCTGGGTAGAACTCGAACCGCACGGTGCCAGTGTCAGGGTTCAACACGCGGACTAGTGTTCCCACAAAATGAACTTCAAATCCACTGACGGAGCATAGTCTTGTTCCTTCAGACTCTCCGTTGAAGGTTCCGATGACTTTCCAAGGTTTTTTACTCACGGCCGTGTCTCCTTTCGGGCCTTTCGGGCCTTTCGTGCCCCGCACCACTTCCAGTACATTCCTACGAGCACACATAGGCTCACAACCATTCCTACAAGCCACAAGGACATGATAACTTTTATGCTCTCTTCCACTTCTAGGTCTCCTTTCGGGTCTCGACCCGGACGGTTGATCGAAGCACGGTGTCGTACCTGAGTTTCCCTTGGGGTCCGACACTCACGATCTCGAGTCCCTTGGGGCCGTTCGTGACCTTGCCAAGTGCCCAGAACGCTTCTCGTGAAGAGACCGTAGCAAGCTCGCCGGGGAGTCTCTGAAGCTTCGATACGGCTACTTGCGTGACGTGTGACTTCTCGCGAGGCTTCTCTCGAAACACTGACAAGCGATCCGTGACACGACCGTTTGCGTCTTCGGTAAACCTTCCGTGACGCTCGCTTTGAGTCACGGCGGAGTTCCTTACTAGTGTTCGTATCCACTCGGAGTCACGTTGCTTTCCGAGACTGTGACACTGTTCGCGTGAGTTCATTTCAGAGTCTCCTTAGTTGTGATTCTTCCTTAGTTGTGCTTCTCGTTTCAAGGCTTCTCGTTTCAAGGCCTCTCGAGTCCACTTGATTCGTGTTCTGAACGCTGCGTGTTCATACGTTAGACCTACTTCCAGTAACTTCGTGAGTTCGTTAACGCTCTTGGCTGCTTTGAATTTCTCTTTCAGTTTCGTTGGTCTCACTCTTTTCTCCCATACGAGCGACCGCTAGAAGTTCTGGGCTCGGAGCACTTCTAGAGCACAGTCCGCTGGTGTGACGTTCATCTCGAAGGCTGTCCGGTAGTCGTAATCTTCAAGGTCTTGGATAGACATTCCACAGAGACGTTCAACTTCAGTGTCAACGCTCTTGAACCACTGTTCGAAGTCCGTGCGGTCCGTGCGGTCCTCGCGGTTTTGTTCTTCAAAGTCATTGTCTGCGTCTGGTCTGTCCTTTGTCATCTAATCGTTCCTTTCTACTTCTGTGATAAGTTAGGGTTTGAAACATCATCGGTTGTTGTGTCGAGACTATCTGCAAGGAACCATAAAAACTCACCTAGTTCCATGCTTGTGACTACGTCGCCGAGTAAGATTCGAGTCAGGACTTGGGTTGTGTTGTCTTTCAGAGACAGTCCCTGTGGAAACAAGACGGAGCCAAGGGGTTGCTTTAGGAATCGGTTTGCGATTCGGTGGAGGTCTTTGGCTGATCGTTGACGTTTTGTGAGTGGTTTCATGACAAGAAGTCCTTCTGGGTTAGGGGGTTAGAGTTCTGTTTAGGCTACTCGGACTCGTAGAAGCACGCTAGAGACCGGTTAGGGGTTTCGTCGTCGGAGCCCTCGTCGGAGCCCTCGCACTCGGAGCCAAGCCAGACGCAGGATTCGCACTGAGGGTCGAGGTCGATGATCCGTGGGAGTAAACCTTGAGCATGGGTCATTTTGGAGCTCCTTTAGAAAGAGAAGTACTGATGCCGCGACTACGGACTACCGACTACAGAGTTAGCGGCCCGGCCCCTGGCCGCAGACACTGATCATATATAAAAATATATGTTTTATATCATCACCAGTGTTCGGGGCGAGGGGCCCCCGTACTAAGTCTGTAGTCGGTAGTCGGTAGTCAAACGATGATTACCCTAGCCTCTTGATTGTCGAGATAAAATTTCCATCTAGGTCGGTTATCCGAATATGCTTGCCATAACCAAGGCATCAATTGAGCTCGCGGACGACAAAGCCCAAGAGTCTAGCAGCTTCGCGGGCGTTCTCTTCGGATGAGAAGGTAAACACTTGTTTTGTAGGGACATGTTTTAGACGATACATAAAAGTCTCCTTAGAAGTTAAGGGTTCTACTACTTGTTCTGGTTCTGGTTCTGGTTCTAATCCGACGCCAGGGACGGTCGACGTCCCTGTAAAGCCTGGCTCTTATTCCGCCGAGGCTTCGATTGGTTCGGTTAAGTCGTCGTCGTCGCCGGCTCCTACAAGCAGGGACATTATGTCCTTGTAGACTTGGTGGAGTTCGGCTTTAGAGCACAGGACGGACTCGTCGGTCATGGGCGTAAACACTACGCCGTCTGTGGCTATGGACTTGCCGTAAGCCTCGCGAGCGTACTCCTCGACGTCGCCCGATGCCTGGGCTGCCAAGTACACGTCGATGGGTTGGGTAAAGAGCCATTCGCGAGATGCTTTGCCCGACACCTTACCGGTCTCGGCAACCTTTTTGGCCACACGAATCTTCGTGCCAAACTTGTGCCGCATGGCTAGGACGAGACCGTTAACATGTGCCGCGACGAGCTGCCGTCGGGTGTACGTTCCACTCGCGACGACCTCCTCGCAGAAGTCACTCCAGGACGTTTCCCTTGTAGGCAGTACAACCGTGCCCGGGGTGAACTCGGCCTTGGCAGTCTTTGGGTTCTTGCCGACCTTGATCGCTACGGTGATTTTTCTAGTCGCCATTGTAAGTCTCCTTGAAGTTAGAGTTCTAGTTCTAGTTCTAAGTTCCAGTCAACCGACGCTGGCGTTGGACTAGGATCTGTACGGGCCGTGGAGGGGCGTTCTCTCAGGTTGTCTCGTCGCGTGCCGGTGAGGAGCTGAGGGTTGTCGTATCCCTCGTGCTAGACCTGCCCACTGGGGCTGGCGAGCCATTCCGTGCCACAATCGTTTCTTGTCGCGATAGCTAGGCTCTCGGTGCGTCGAGCCTACGGGATGCACTTATACGCGTCCCTACTGTAGGCATGGCCAGGTCGGAGGTCGGTATCCCCCCTGCCGGGAGGTCTCAATCTAGGCTCGGCTCCTCACAGAAACGCACGTGATTTCAACCCACGCTCTTTCGCGAGAACCTGCGATAGACGCATACCCCTGGCACCGAACGGCACTTAGGGCCGGTCAGTGACCGGAATGGAGACCTCACGATGGGCTCGGAATCACCACAACCTGAGTTACAGAAACTTTTACTTAGACATCATCAGATTATCGACCTGGCACTTCAGGGCCTGACGCAGCGAGAGATCTCTGCGGCAGTAGGGCTTCACGAGACAGCTATCTCAAGGATTCTGAACTCCCCTCTGGTCCAGGGAGAGATCGCCAGACGCCGTGTGACCCATGTCGAGTTACTGGACACTGAGTCCATCAAAAACTCCGTGGAGTCCAACGCTCTGGCTACGTTGCGAGAAGCTGCTCCTCGTGCTGCTCAGTGCCAGGTCGATCTGATGAACTCTGACGACCCTCGAACAGCACTCGCCGCGTCGAAGGAGATACTAAACCGAGCACTTGGCTCTGGAAACGAGAACGTGACCGTGAACATCACCGTGGAGCAAATGACCGTGCTCGAGAAGGCCCTGAAAGAATCTCGGCACGTAACGATTACGGAAATCAAAGCACTTCCAGTAGACATACCAGTGGGAGTTCCAGCCAATGCCTGAGCTCACGTCATCAATGCAAGACGAGCTTCGAGACCTTGCCCGTCGAGACTTTTACTTCTTTGCGAAGGGAGTTCTAGGGTTTGACTGGATGACCTCGACAGTGCACCTTCCACTGTGTCGTGAACTCGAGAAGAAGCCTACTGAACTTCTGGTGATTCTCCCACGAGGCTGGTTGAAGACTACCGTGTGCTCACTCGCATATCCAGTATGGCTCGCTGTTCAGAACCCTAACGTGCGGTGTCTACTCACGCAGAACACTTACCGTAACGCATGTGCCAAGCTCAAGACCCTTGACGGAGTGTTCTTCAAAAACCCTATGTTTAAGCTTTTGTTCCCAGACCTTGTGCCCACTGCATCGTGCACATGGTCTGAGCACTCGAAGTGCGTGCCTCGGAACGGAGCCTATGCCGAGGCGACGTTCGAAGCCGCTGGCACTAGAACTCAAATGACCTCGACCCACTGGGACCTCATCGTCGAGGACGACACTGTGGCCCCGGATCTCGAGGACCTTACGGAGATGAACGTCGTGCCCACGAAAGAAGACATCTCTCAGGCTATCGGTTGGCACTCGTTAGTTCCGCCACTTCTTAATGATATCCTTAAGTCTCAGAACTTTGTCGTGTGCACTCGATGGTTCGAGAAGGACCTTGCATCGTGGATCATGGCTAATCAGAGAACGTTCAGGGTCATCCAGAGAGCCGTGCGTGAACGCGATGGAGTTCCCGACGAGAGTGGCCCGGCTATGTATCCTGAACGTTTTGGTGAAGAAGCCCTTGCGAAGATACTCTCACGTTCCGGGCCTTACCTGTTCTCGTGTCTTTATATGAACAAGCCTATGGCTTCTGTGGATATGGCCTTTAAGAAGGACTGGTTTGAGTTCTACGAGACAGTACCGGGAGATCTCGTCACGTGGACCACGGTTGACCTCGCGGGTGACCCTGAGATCTCAAAGGGCACCGACGGGGACTACAACGTGGTCGTGACCTGTGGACGCTCGTTACGTCAGGGAATCGTCTACGTTCTCGATTACTGGCGTCGACGTGCGAACCCCGGTGAGGTCGTTGTGGAGATCTTCAACCAAGTCAAGAAGTTTCATCCCCTGAAGGTCTGGGTTGAGTCCGTCGCGTATCAGGGAACGCTTCAGTACTGGATTCGTGAACGTCAGAAAGTCGAAAACGTGTGGTTCCTGGTTGAAGGGGTTCCTCACCGTAAGGGCTCGAAGACTCAGAAGATCTCAGCACTTCAGCCGTTCTTCATGCAACACCGGATACGGATCAGACGGTGGATGATCGAGCTTATGTCCGAGCTTGAAGCGTTCCCAATCGGGGCTCACGACGATATCATTGACTGTTTGTCAATGCAGATTCCGTTGTGGGACATCGCGATGATGACAGACGAAGCCGTCGACGAGGAGCGTCGGGCTCAAGACCCACTGACACTAGATCATGCAATCAAAGAACTACGAGGACGTGCGAAGTCCACACTGGGACGCACGTCGCCTCTGAGAGATATCTTCGAGACAACGCGAAATGATAGTTTAGGCTTTAACTTATCATGGGCAGGAGACGAGGAAAGACTATGCTTAAGGAACTAAGACAACTTGTGGCGACGGCGAAAGGGACGTCCAGCACGGCCAAGACGTTGACTTACTTGGTGAAGGCCGTGGCGACGGCGGGGACGGGCGTGGCCCTGGCCGCGACGGCGACACCGGCGATTATCGCATACGTTAAGGCGAAGCGGGCGGGTGCGGCGAACACCGGGAAGGTTTACGTCGGGGATTCGGCTGTGGACAAGACAACGCCGCAGGAGTTTGACCTGAACCCTGGTGAGTCGATGCAGTTGCCGATTGCGCCGGGGACGAGTCTGGACTTGGCGACGGTGTACGTTGACGCGGACACGGCGACCGACGGGGTGGTAGTTCTCTACCTGCCAGCGTAAGGAAGGTGAATTATGAACAATCGAGTTGAAGTAGTTTCGCAATATGCGGCTGGGCCGCTGCAGACCTATGAAGGCACGACCTCGAAGCACGGGTTCCCGGTTGCCGCGCCGTGGATTGACACGGGACTGGGTTATGCTCGGAGCAATGGCTGGGCGAGGCCGCCGTTGTATTTTCCGACTGACGTGCGGTTGATGATTCCGGGAGTCGCGGGTGAGGCTTCCGGGGCTATCACGGCGACGAATCTGATAACAGCGAACAAAGGAGTATGGGCGGATTCGACGGAGTATGCCAAAGGCGACCTTGTGTTCTCTTCTGGTTTCTGGGTGTGCATTGTGGCTCATGTCGGCCCCGGTGATGCCTCAACCACACCTGCAGTCGATGGGGGACATTGGCGGTCAACTCCGTGGATTTACGCTCTCGGAGCGGGCACGGCCTTGTCGCAGATCGTGGCCGCCACGATGACCCACGCGAACGTGCTGACAAGTTGTGCTGCACTTTATTTCGCGGGCATGGGGCCGTGGCGGGCGGCGAACCTTTTTGAGGTGATCAACATAGCGAATTACGGTATAGCTACCGGATTTGATTCGGCCATTTTCCACCTTGCCGCCTCGCGTTATTGGCTTTCATCGGCAGACCCGAATTTTTCGTCTTACGCAACCCAAGTTCTATTCAATCAAGGCGTTGGAGGGTTAGGCTGTGTTGCTCTCGGAGCAGCTGACAAGACTACTTCGTTCTTGCCCTTGCCCGTCTTTGGAGGTTATATAAATCCATGAGCGACACCCTGAAAATCAACAGCGTAAAAGTTCAACTACTGGCCGATGGGACGACTCGCTATCAGGACTTTGACCCGAAGGGAAAAGTGATAGCCGAGTGGACTGAGATAGTCAGTCAGTGGGCGGAACAACAGGCTCGACTCGACGCGGCGGTTAAACAGGCCACACAAGAGGCGAAAGATTTTGCCTCACAGATGGCGGCAATAAAGGTGCTGACGCCCGTGGTGGTGGTCAAATGAACAAGACCTACAACATCACGCCGAAGGACACGGTGGACTTCACCGGCGGAGACACGTTCATCTTCGCGGACGGCGTTTATCAGCCGTTCTGCCTGCACGCGGAGTCGGCGGGCAAACTCGGTTCGCCCACGATCTTGCGGGCGGCACACAAGTGGCAAGCGGTGGTTGACGGAACAGGACTCACGGGCGTTCATGGAATTACTTCCGATAGCGATATCGACTATATCACGCTGGACGGGTTCCAGATCAGGAATGTTCCTCTCACCGGGGCAAAACTCTATGGGAAATACTGCACCTACAAAAATTTGTGGATACATGACTGCCTTGGCAACGGGATAGAGCATCATGGTTCATGGCAGGACAAGCATTGGGACTTCGCGACGATTCAGGACAACTTGATCGAGCGGTGCGGCACGAATTCTCTCGGCGATCACGGTATCTACGCCGATGGTGACCAACTCACTATCTGTCGGAACGTGGTTCGCAACAACGCCGCTTTCGGGATACATCTCTACCCATTGCTGACGAATTCGCTGATTGTGGGTAATTTCACCTACGGTCACGGTATCCACCGCAACGATACCAGCGGATACATCGTGGTTGGCAAGGGCAACCGACTGATTAGAAATATATCCCACGACGTAGGAATTTACGGTGGGTTTCGTTATCTGGGCGAGAATCCCTATATCGAGGAGCGAAGTAATTTGTGGTTGCCCCGGTGGAACACGGCGGCGACGGATTCGATAGTTTCCAGTAACCCAGCGGATTTTGTTCAGGAGCATGAGTAATGGCGAGGTATGAAAGGAGTTCAAAGTGATGCTTGATACCAGAACAACCGCAACATGGGCAGGATTAATACTGGCGATTCTGATGTCGGTGATCGGACTCTCAGTGTGGATGTCGAGCGTGAACGCCAAGGCTGACGTGGCTCAGGCTATGACTACAGACCATGAGACAAGAATCCGTCGTCTGGAAACTGTGATAAGTGAGATCAAGTCGCAGAACGAGAAGTTAGACGATATGAAGAAACTACTTGAAACGCACATGAAAGAGAAAGGAAACTGAGATGTCTGACGCGAGTGACGTGTTCTGGGACCTGTTTCTGGATTGGGACGGAGTCAAGAAGATTACTGCTGCTTCTGCTTCTGCTTCTGCTTCTCCTTCTCTGAGTTGTGGTATTCGTCTTGATCAGCAGTTTCTGCACTTTCAGGAAGATGCTCCTAAGTGTAGTATCTGTGGCATGGTTGTAGTACGAAACGGTAGTTGTTATCGATGTTATAACTGCGGTTCTTCACTAGGGTGTAGTTAGAAAAGGGACTGATATGAGAATGAAAACGAAAGTTACACTGTGGATTGTGGCGCTGGTGTTGCTTGTGTCATGTCTTGGTTGTGTCGATGTTCTGACCAAGGTCACAAAAGACTCGTTTGACACGAATGCCGTGACGAGTCGTCAGGTCGCGGACTCGGCAGCCCTCGGACAGTTGACTCCGCTGGAGTCAGCGTATTACTTCGAGTGCTACGCGAGGGCGTTTCAGAACCTGAGTAACGGTGGACACTGGAAACCCGCGACGTTCTCAGGGCATCCGATTCAGCCAACGACACTGCCGTGGGTTCCTCAGGGTGGGCTGAGTGGCCCTGGCACTAGCGTTCCGGCTCCGAAGTAGAAAGGACCGAGACATGACGTTTGACTTTAACAAGGCTTTCGCAGCGTTTAGTGCTAATCCGATGGTTCAAGGGTTCATGACTCTGAACAAGGATCAGCTCATTGCAATGACCGAGGCTCAGATTCTTGGAATCATCGCGACGTACGTCACCGGTGGAGACGCTGCCGGAGCGATTCGACAGACACTGACACTGACGGATCGTGTCGAGAACATGGTCACGGACACTGCGGACTTCGCTCAACGTCGATACGACGCTGGGCAGAGACTACTGAGTCTCGGCAAGCTTGGACTCCAGTTTCTACTGGGTATTCTAGCTGCCGGGATTGTGTTTTGACTTGGTGCTGATTAAGAAACTTCTTGAAAGGCTTGAAGCAATGGAGCAGAAACCGTGGTATCTCAGTAAGACAATCTGGGGGATAGTCGTGATGGGCCTCGGAGTCGTGGCACCGAAACTCGTCGCGAGTTACGGAAGCCCAGACGTGCTTACGAATCAGATCGTGACAGCCGTGAGTGGAGTTGCGGACCTTATCGGATTCGTTCTCGCGATTTATGGTCGCTTCAAGGCTACGAAGACCATAGGCACTGTCCCTAGTACTGACACTAGTGTTAGGTGATGTTTCAATCCTAGAACTATCGAAGTATAGCTGTCGAGAGCGATGACTGTTACGAGAAGGAGCTTCAAAAATGTTTACTGTTTTGGACAAGTTGAACCGGTCTCTGGTGAGTGACGCGAGTCGTAGAACGAGTGGTGGACGTGGACTTGTGATCCCTAACGGAGGGCTCATGACTGTGGAGTCGGGTGGGCAGATCAGTGGTGTGGGTCAGGGCACTGTCGTGTACGTCGACTCAGTCAACGGTCTTGACACGAACGATGGATCGACGTTTCTGAAAGCCTTCAAGACCGCAACCGCGGCACTGGCAGCACTTGCAGAGCTTGATGTACTCACCGGAAACACGATGGCAATCTCAGCTCCGACGAATACAAACCAGTTGAGTGAGGCGATCGTG